CTGTGGTGTGTAATCCATAACTCTAACCCAACGAACTATAAATATTCAATATCTTTCTAACTAAAAACAATCCTAATAACCAAAATGAGAACAATTCAAAGTGAAGGCAAGTATACTCGCAAGTCAAGCGGAGAACAGATTGAATACCAGTATGAGTATTCGGTAATTGATAACGTCGAGGATTTACCAGAAGTTGAGGCATTAGCATTGTGTAATCGTATGCTCAAAGTTGACGCTAATAACCAAGCAAGGGAAAAGGCTAAGTCAGCCAATGGAGATTCTACCGCTAAGGTCTTAACGCCAGAAGAAAGAGAAGCTAACAAACTAGCAAGGAAAGAGCAAGGAAAGAGCAAGCACAGGTATTTAAAACCGCTAAGGCAATGGGATTATCAATTGAGGATATTCTCGCTAAATTAGCTGAAGTAGTCAATCGGCTACCCCATTTCCTTTTATATAGTGGAAGGCTTGAATTTTTGTTTGACCTAGTATTTATGGGATTGCTAAAAATTTCGCCCCCCCACCCACCCCCCCCAGGGGAGGGGTACTATTATTGCCACTACCCCTTTAAAATAACACATTGTAAAATTTCAAAGTTAAGAATACAAAAGTTAGTTATTCCCTCTTGACTTTAGATTAGATGTATGATATACTAGATATATAGTTGTTAGATAGAAATAGTAAATATTGAAATTTTTTTGTTTTATGAATTTGAAGTTTAAACCTGAAGTTTAAACCTGAAGTTTAAACCTCGCCTCCGATCAAGGTCGGGTTTTATAAATAAATTTTTTAGGGAAAGTCATGCATGACAGGCTTTCCCTTATTTTTTGGTTTAAATATAAAGGATAATTAAAATGCCTAGAATCGTACCCCAGGAAGAAAAAACATTATCTTCAATAAATGCCCAGCCGAAGAATATGAGGCGGAGTATAATTCATCATATCCTAGAGAGGGATTTGGCGGGGTGGAAAAATAAAGCTATAGCGGAAGATATAGGCCTTACAGAGCCGAGGGTTAGTGTCATCAAGAATTGCCCCGCTTACCAGGGCCTGTTGAAAGAAAGATTAACTGCACTTGAGGGGCGGGTTGTGGAGAAAGTCTCAACCCATATTGCAGGTGCAGAAGGTATCTTAAAAGACGCAAAAGTAGAAGCTGCGAATACTTTGGTGAGTATGATGAGAGGTGCTAGAAGTGAGGCAGTGCGGGCTAGTGTAGCAGGGAGTATAGTGGATAGAGGAAGGGATTTAAAAGGTGGAGTAAATGTCATTGTGCAGATAAATGAAAGGCTTTCTGCAAGAATGGATAAGGTGCTTGATTATAATGAATAAAGATCAAACTAAAAATATTGCTCTACAAGAAATGAACCCAGAACAGATAATGTTGCTTAGGAAGAAATGCCTACGTTCATTATATTGTTTTTCGGTTATGGTGATGGGATTCAATGATATAACTATTGCTTTACATGATAAATATTGTAGGTTTCTGGGTGGCCCTGACCAAAGAAAACAAGTAACGATGCCTAGGTCATACGTAAAGACTTGGATTGGAAGCATTGCATATCCAGTCTGGGTAAGCCTCCCTAGAAAAGAGGAAGATGAATTTCCTTATCCTGGGGCTTGGGAGGACAAGTACTGGCAGTTGGGTGTTAATATGAGAATACTCATTGCAAGTTATGTTATATCTAATGCAGAAAAGATGATAGGATTAATTAGAAAAACATACGAAAATTCGCAGATGATGCTAGCACTCTACCCTGAGGTCATTCCCCCTAATTTCATGAAAACTAAGTGGAGTAATCAATCAGCCTGTATCAACAGACAAGACAACTTCACAGAGTCAACATTTGAAGCTGCTGGAATAGGTGGAGCTTCTACTTCACGTCATTATGATCTAATTATAGAAGATGACTTAATCTACGCAAAGAAAGATGACTTCTCAGATAGAGAACTTCAGCCTGGTCAAGACGATATAGACAAAGCGATTGGATGGCACAAGCTAGTAACTTCATTGCTTGTCCCTGGAAAACATACACATATACATAATGCTGGAACCCGATGGGCAAGACATGACTTGGTTGATTTTATTTGGGAGCATGAACCCAGTTATAAAAGGTTTGTAATTGCTGCAGTGAAACTCGAGGAAGGAAAGCATTGGACTGAGTGTGAACCCACATGGCCTGAGGCATACGATATGGAACAACTGAAACGGATCGAAGCTGCTCAGGGACCGTACATGTTTGCTACACAGTACTTGTTGACACCTTCCTCACCGCAGCAACATATATTTAAAGAAGAATGGTTGGAGTATTATGATGCTTCAGAATCCATTCCAAAGGATATGAGAATATTCACTACAGTAGATTTAGCTGAGTGGGGAAATTCAAGCAGAAAGTCAAGTGATTGTAATGGAGTAGTGTTGACTTGTGGGTGGGATACAAAAAACCATTGTTGGTTGTTGGGGTATGATGTAGGAAGATTTAGTCCATCGGAAATGATATATTTAATCGCTAAACATTGGAATGTATTTCATCCTGAATCTGTCCATATTGAAAGTGTTTACTACCAAAAAGCCCTCGCACATTTTGCTAAGATTTTCATGGAAGAAAAGAAAGTTCCGTATATGAGATTAAAAGAAGTAAAGCCTGAGGGAAATGTAGCAAAGGAAATTAGAATTAGAGCCATCGAACCACAGGTGTCGAATCATGCAGTCCACTGCCGAAGGGATCATAAAGAATTCATTTCAGAGTTTATTGAATATATCCCTAATAATAAAAGCTGTAAGAAAGATATACTTGATGCTATGGCTTACCAGATACAGGTAGCAAGACCTGGGGAAGTCCTTAGAGGAGATGAGAAGAAGAAGAGGGTTAAAGAAATTGAATTTAAGGTGGATATGGATGAGGTTCTAGATAAAATGATGCATAAAGAAGGAAATACAGATAGGTTTGGAAATCCAGTAGTGCCGTTGATGGTATTTGACGGTGAGGATTTTAATTTCACGGGTTTGGAAGATTTTTCAAACTTTGAAGAAAGTGGGTGAGGCTATATGCAAAACGCTATAACAATTTTACAGACTGCAAAACAGTTAAAGAATCCTTCTAAATACCCACATGCACTTCAGCCAACAAAGCGTGAATGGCATTCCCTGAAGAAAAAGAAAAGGAGTAAATACAGTGCAGGACTTAGTTAAAAGAAAAGAACGATTAGATAAAAAATGGACTGCCCTTAAAAAGAGAGGGTTGACTCCACCGAAAGATTCCGCTGAAAACAGACAAAGAGCTAAAGCAGCTCATGGACGTTAATAATGGATAATACACCAATTAGAAAAACTGGAAGTAAGATTCTAGAAAAATGGAAAGAGGACATTCGGGCAGGCATACGCTATAGGAATGTCTATGGCAGGTCTAGGGATTGGCTTAGGAATAAGAACATGTACCGTGGATACTGGGGAAAGAATACTGTCCCAGTTAATATAGTTTATGCCTTAGGGCGTTCACTCATCCCACAAACATATTTTAGAAACCCCAGAATAAGTGTTGTATCTAGACTTCCTGGTTATTCCCCTCATGCCGCAATAGTAGAACGAATAGATAATTATCTTATAGGTGAGGTTGGAATAAAAAACCAGCTTAAGTCTATGATTCTGGACTCCTACCTCTGTGGAAGAGGGCCTGGGATTATAGGATACGATACTGAATATGGATTCAATCCATCATTCAACACTGCCGAATATGCAGAAGATTCATCCCTCACAAGTTTTAATAAAAAGGGTGAACTTCTTGAGTATACTGACGAAGTTAAACCTGGAATGCCATGGTTTCTAAGATGCAATCCTATGGACTTCATTGTACCCTGGGGAACTAATAGATGGGAAGAAGCTCAGTGGTTTGCGTTTAGGAAGATGAGAACATTACAAGACATTAAAGAAGATCCAAAGTATAAGAATACATCCTCTCTTCGAGCCCCTTATAGAAGCTCTATGGAAGGAACAGAGAATGACTCCCAGCAAAAACTAAACTTGAGTGGGGAGGTTCCACAAAAAGAATATGTTGAGCTTTGGCAAGTGCATGATAAAAAGTCAGGAAAAGTATTTGGGCTTTCTTTGGATCATGATAAATTCCTAAGGGATGATATAGACTATCTTCAGACCGAGGGCCTTCCTGCTGTAGTTACTGGCTTCAATGAAGATCCAGACTTCTTCTGGTGGGGTTCGGATGTACGGATGATCGAGAACCAACAACTTGAATTAAATGACATTCGCACAATGGCAAAGAGACATAGAAGAGTTGCTTTATTAAAAGTAATGTATAATAAATCAATGCTTGGAAAAGAAGGCCTAATCAATCTCTTGAGTGGTGATCCTAAAGCTGCAGTTGAAATTGATGCAGGGGCTTCAGACGACATTCGCAAAGCAGTCGCCTTGTTCCAGTCTCACGTTCCTCCTGACTTAATGAATGCATCCAGAGAAGTAAGCGAAGATATAAGAGAAGTCATTGGATTTTCCAGAAACCAGATGGGCAGTTTTGAAGCACCTGGTGGAAGGCGTACAGCTCATGAAGCTGAAATCGTAAGGGCAGCTTCAATGATACGAGTAGATGAACGTAGAGATACAATGGCTGATGTACTAGAAACCATTATACGAAAGCACAACCAATTAATATTTGAACATTGGAGTACAAAGAAAGTGGTTGATGTAGTTGGAGTGGATGGTGCAAGATATTGGGTAGAGTTTACTGGCCCCCAGATTAGGGGAGAGTATGCATACAAAATTAACCCAGAGGAAGCTGTACCTTCAAACCAATCTACCAGACAGAATGATAACATGAAACTAATAGAACTCGCTACGAAAATTCCTGGCATGGACACTAAATACCTAACAGAGAGTTTTGCCCGTCAGATTGAATGGGTAGACCCTAAGTTATTATTTCCAGGAAATGCGGGCGGTCGTAACCCTGATAGAGCGATGGGAATTAGTGATTTTGCTAGAAGTCAAGGTGGTATGGCTGGAAATATGATGTCTCAAGGATTAGGAGGAAAAGTATAAAATGGGAAAGTATGAACTTGATAATTTTGCTTACGACAATTACTTAACAAAAAACAAAAAAGAAAGAGAACTAATCAGCAGAAGAAAAGAAAGAAAACTTGCGAATAAAGGATATGAAGGATGGCACTTTGGCTTAGGTGGTGCTCCTGTTCATACAAAGAATAAAGATGAATTTAAAAAAGAACTCTCTAAGAGAGGGTTGATGATGAGAGACGAAGTAACCAAAAAGCTGAGATAAGGAGGTATGGCGATGAGTAATGAAAAAACCCTAACGGCAAAGTCTTTAAGCATAGGTCTTACAGATAAGGGTGCTGAGTTAAAGGGTAGACTTGAAGGAAGGCGTGAGCTGACTTGTGTGATGGAACATGGCAAGCCCCCAGACATTGTGTTTGCGGGATTTTGGAATGCCACGTTTCTTCGTGGTGCAATTAACTGCATAAGCAAAGCTTACCGTCTTAGACGGGCAAAACCTGGTAGAAAAACTAACTTGCAGGAGGGTACTAATGGATGAAGAACTTAATGGTCAAGGGACCGATAAAGGGGCGACAGAAAAACCAGGGGAAACAATCCCCAAAGGCGATTACGACAAAGTTATGAGTGAACTTGAGGACATAAGAAACGAAGTACTTAGTCCTGAGTACTTAGAATTTTTACAATCTAAATCCAAACCTAAAGCAGAGCCAAAGACAGAAGTTACTCCTGGGGAAGAACAGACGGTTTATGGTCTTACTCAATCCCAAGTTGAAAAGATGTCTAAGTCTGAACTTGCTCAGCATATAGCAAAAAATGTAGGTGAGGAAGCGGATAGGAAAATTTCTAAGGTAAAAGAGGAGTTAACCTCTGGCGAAAAGGAGCAGGTACGAAAAGAGATTAAGGTGTTTGGAAGATCACACACAGACTTTGATAAATATAAACCTGCGATGCATGGTTTAAGTCTTGATCCAAAAAACTCTGATCTCACTCTCCAAGAG